TGAAAAGGGGGCGTATTTACCTACGTCCCCTATTCCATCTAAGCTGCTCAATTTAGGGCAGTCGTTCCCAGCACAGTGCAAATTTACTGAGGATACTAACCGATACATCGTAGCCCAGTGTTCCCGCCGAGCCGGCAAAACCAACGGCCTAGCCATAAGGTTTTTTAAAACCCTAGCTAAACACCCGAAATCACAGTGTATATACCTAAGTCTCACTCTAGACTCCGCCAGAGACATCATGTGGCCGGTGCTACACGAGCTAAACGCCAAGTACTCGTTAGGTTGTAAGTTCAAAGAATCTAAGCTTATTATGACCTATCCAAACGGCGCCGAACTAAAGCTAATGGGCGCCGACATGAAAAACTTCATTAAAAGACTTAAAGGTAGAAAGTACCCAGGCGTTGCTATAGACGAAGCCCAGGACTTCAGCTCCCACCTACAATCCCTCGTAGACGACGTAATCACTCCAGCAATAAGCGACTACGAAGACTCTTGGCTAGCCATAGCCGGAACCCCAGGCCCTGTGCCTACAGGCTATTTCTTTGAAATTACGCAAGAACGTAAATATGGCTATTCATTCCACGAATGGACGATGCTTGATAATCCTTACATGCCAGACCCGGCCAAGTTCATAGCCGAACTGCAGGCAAAGCGTCAATGGGAGGATAATCACCCGACACTACTCCGAGAGTATAGAAACAAATGGGTGCTGGACAGAGAGTCTTTGTGGATTCAATATGAAGCCTCAAAGAACCATTTTGATGAACTGCCTAAGTTACTGCCTTCACAGTGGAATTATTTGCTTGGCATCGATTTAGGCTTCAAAGATGCCGACGCCCTCGCGGTGCTAGCTTGGTCAGAGCACGACCCAAATACGTATTTAGTCGAAGAAATTATAGAAAAGAAACAAGGACTTACAGAGCTGGTAGACCAAATTAAAAGTGTGCAAGCTCGATACGACGTATCTAAGATGGTCATAGACGAAGGCGGCCTTGGCAAGAAGCTGGCGGAGGAAATGCGCAGGCAACACGCCATACCAGTGCAACCTGCGGATAAACAAAGGAAACAAGAGAACGTAGAATTCCTTAACGACGCATTAAGACTAGGGAAATTTAAAGCTCCTCAAGATAGCCAATTCGCCTTAGATTCTTACAAAGTCCAAATTGATTGGGATAAATCTACATCAAATCGCATAGTTGTAAAGAAAAACCCTCACAGCGACATAATCGACGCAGTGCTTTACGCGTTCAAAGAATCTCCGGCGTTTAGTTACGAGAAGGCGAAAGAAGAACCCAAGCCTGGAACAAAAGAATGGGCAGACAAGCAAGCCACCACAATGTTTGACGCTGCGCTGGATCACTTTAACGAACAAGCGGAACTGAATAAGCGTCTTTACGGCGAAGATTAGTTAAAAATCGTTAAATACACCTCAAAACTGTGGACGTTTGTACACAATTGAGGTACGCGCGTGTCTCTAAGAAAAAACGCCCCCGAATACACCCAGTATATGAGAGATTACTACCAGTCTCATAAAGAAGAGTTTAAAATTCGTGATAAAGAACGATACCAACAAAATAAAGATCAAATAAAACAAAGAGTTAGAGACTATCGCGCTTCAAATAAAGATCTAGTAGTTCAGCGCGAGAGAACTAAGTTCTATAGGAAGTACTGGCCAGGAAAAACTAACCAAGAGGCGTTAGCCGCATATAATGATCTATTTGCGGAACAGCAAGGTAAATGCGCCATTTGTTCTATTCACCAAACTCAGCTAAAAAAATCTTTAGCTGTAGATCATTGCCACAAAACAGGAGAGGTGCGAGGTCTTCTGTGCTCTTCGTGCAATACAGGTATTGGGCAGCTAAAAGATTCATGCGATCTTTTAGAAAAAGCCATTAAGTATTTAAAACCTAAAGAGAATTAATAAATGCTGCCCTTCTTGAAGAAAGCCCCCTCCGCAGGCGTAATCGTCACAACTAGACAGCCCGACGAACAAAAAGATTCAGAAGATCATGGACTTAGACAATGCGCTAAGGAATTGATCGACGCTGTTCATACCAAAGACGAAGCCGCAGTAGCAAGAGCTATTCGCGCCGCCTTTGAAATCCTAGACTCAGAACCTCACGAGGAAGGCCCCCACACTAACGAAAAGCCTTCCCCTCATACCTACGAAGCCCAGAACGTAAAGGAATAATAAATGCCCCTGCTCAAAGGTCGATCTAAAAAAGACTTCTCTAAAAACGTTGCTACCGAAATGGACGCCGGTAAACCACAAAAGCAAGCCCTGGCTATAGCATATTCCGTTAAGCGCCGGTCTCCAAAGAAGAAAATGTACAAAGGCGGTGAGGTAGAGTTATCCGCAGCTAGCGAATCCCGCCCTATGCCGGAAGGCGAATACGCAGATAAGCATCAAGACGACCGAACGGTAGAGAAGGGCCAACGCGGTCCTAACTGGCAAAAGAACACGGACAGAGAGCAGATCGGCCCTAGCAAGTCTAAGAAGGCCGAGCTCATTGCGGATAGCGGTTTCCTTACCGATAAAATGACTACCGTCGACGACGCAATGGACGAAGACGAAATGCGCATGAAAGGTAAGTCAACGGACCCGAAGCACATTGACGCAGATCACGATAAGGATATCGCTGACGCCCGCCTAGCCAAAGGGGGAGAAGTCGAAGCCCAAAACTTCTCAGATGAAACTCGCGCTGACTCCGAAAATGCCCGTACAAACAGAGAGATGGACATGGAAAAGGAGTCTTCGACTGACCCGGAACATATCAACGCCCATCACGCTGAAGACGACGCAGACGCGGTGTTCGCTGAAGGCGGACGAGTTGAGGAGATGGAAGAATCTGACGCCGACAACGGCGGAGACCCTTACGACAAGTCCGTTGTAGACGCTATCCGCAAACGTAAGAAAATGATGGCCGAGGGCGGCGAAGTCAGAGACGATGAAGCTGACGTCTCCCGCAATGCTGACGAAGACTTCAATTTTGAAGATCAAAACAGCTTTGCAGCACTCCGCAAAGAAAACTACAGTGAAATTCCAGGGTTAGAGCAACTTGATCAACCTATGGACTCTAACATGACGATGCCTTCTCATGAGGAGATGGACGTTCATGACCGCAGCATTGTAGATGCTATCCGCCGTAAGTATCGTAAAAACGTTAGATAATTTGAGGCTTATATGGCCCTAAATCCTAAAGAACTCAAGGCCTTAGCCAAGGCTTGCCGAGACGCAGGAATTAAATCTTACAAAGCAGACGGTGTAGAATTTACACTAACCGAAGACGCCCCTCAAAGTCCATATAAGAAGCGTAAGGCTAAGGCCTCTCCTATAGACCCAAACGTAGCGCCGGACCTTGTAGACACTGACGGTTGGGACACGCTAAGCGAAGAACAAAAGCTATTCTACAGCTCCCATGACCCATTATTTGAATCTCCTGAAGGCGATAAACACTAATGAAGATACAGCCTTCATCTGCACCGCAATCCTCTATAACATTTAACACAAATAAACCTAAGACTCAAAAGGTTGAAAAGTGGTGGACCGCTAAGAATAACAGAGACCTCACCGGGCAGCTCTTAGGTACAGCCGCATTCCTCAAAGAAACACAACAGTACCGTTATCGTCAAACCGCTATCTACGCGAGATTATACGGTAATATGTCGTTGTTCAATTTCATTGGATCTAATACGTCCAAGATGGACAATAACTTAGGGCTACCAACAGATCGCCCTACTTTCAACCTCATCCAATCCGCCGCAGACACGCTAATATCCCGAATCTCCCAATCAAGACCCTCGCCGGTATTTCTAACAGATAACGGAGATTATAAAGAGCGGCTACTCGCCAAAAAACTCAATAATTTCATACAAGGTGAGTTCTACCGCACCAAAGCTTACGAGAAATCCGCAGTGTGCCTAAGAGACGCCCTTGTCACTGGTGTAGGCTGCCTTAAAGTGTTTAAAGATCAGGACAACAAGGTAGGCTTAGAGCGCGTACTTCTTACGGAGCTATTGGTAGATCCAAACGAATCAATGTATGGATATCCTCGACAGCTCTACCAGACTAAGCTAGTAGACCGAGACGTCCTTATGGACTCATTTCCCAAATTCAAGACTGAAATTGAGGAAGCCGCAAAAGCCTACCCAGATAGCTCTGCAGACGCCTCTAAGACCGTTTCGGACCTAATCATGGTAGTGGAGGCTTGGCATCTCCCTTCAGGCCCAGGAGCTAAAGACGGACGCCACACGATAGCTTGCTCAGCCGGTACAATCCTAGATGAAGACTGGGAAAAAGATAAATTCCCATTCGTATTCCTGCACTACTCAAACCGTATGCTTGGATTCTGGTCTCAAGGGCTAGCTGAGCAGTTAATGGGAACACAACTCGAGATTAATTCCCTGCTCTACACAATCTCGCGCGCTATTAAGCTAGTCGGCGTCCCAAGAGTGTTCGAAGAAGCAGGCTCTAAAGTCGTTTCTGCCCATCATAACAATGATATAGGCGTAATTGTTAAGTACAGAGGTACAAAGCCTACCTATGAAGTTGCACCGTGCAACGCGCCTGAGTTATACGAACATCTCCAACGAATGATCACGTACGGATACCAGCAGTGCGGCGTGTCAGCGCTAGACGCCTCCTCACAAAAGCCCCAAGGGCTCAATTCCGGCGAAGCTATTCGCACTTACGACGACATCTCAACGGATAGATTCGCCTCTCTTTCGCGTAAATATGACAATTTGTTCATTGATCTCGCATACTTAATGATAGAAGAAGCAAAAGAGATATGCGAAATAGAAGGCAAATACACGACCATATACCCCAACAAGAACGGCACTAAACAAATCGATTTGCCGAAACTTGACATGGAAAATCCCTTTATAATTCAATGCTTTAATCAGTCGTCCCTACCAAAAGATCCGGCAGGTAGGATGGCCAAAGTCACTGAGATGATTCAATCAGGAATGATCTCAATCAAAGAAGGTCGTCGCCTACTTGACTTCCCGGACATCGAGCAGATGGAACGCCTAGCTAACGCTGGCGAAGAACGTATATTCCAATATCTTGACGATATCATCGAAGAAGGCGAATACACCGGCCCCGATCCATTCATGGACCTCCAACTTGCCGGTGAGTTGGTAGTTCAGTACTACAACCTGTACGTATCAGCTAAGCTCGAGGATGATAAGCAAGAAATGTTAAGAGACTTTTACAATCAAGTAAACGCTCTTAAGACTGCCGCTACACCTCCGCCGCCTCAAGCTGCACCCAACACTCCCCAAGCCTCTCCTCAACCCCTACCGCAATCCCCACTGGTGCCAAACGCAGCTAGCCCTGCGAATAACTTAGGGATTCAAGGATGAGCGCTTTAAGAATGAACAGGACCGACAGGGCTAAATACGCTTTTAACGATCCAAAATACCCCAAGTGTCATTTAGTTAACCAAGAAGGCGCGTGTTTCACAGTAATACCTATCAATAAAGCCACACCTCAAAAACTGTACAAGAAAAAGGTAATCAAGAGACCCAATTGGTTTATACGAAATTTACAGAAATTATGCAGTTTTGCTAAGAACAAATATATAGCTTATAAGATTCGTAGAAGGGCCATGAAAGCATTTTTAAAGCCTAATATCATGACCTTAGAAGATATTCTCAATTCACCCAGTATCTCGAAGTAACGAAAACCCCGCGTACTTGAAAATACGCATAAAGTAACGTAATCAAAGGAGATTTATGAAAGTCGAAACAGTCGCTAGTCCCGCCGCAATCCAACAAGCCAACCAACAAGCCGATGCCAAATCCGCCGAAGTAGCGAGAGCCGCCAAAGAACGCGCACTTGCCATCCTAGCAGGCGGTAAAGGCGCTCCACAAGGCGCTCAAGCTCAAACTACGCCGGACGCCGTAGCTCATGCTCAGGCGCAAGCTAATAAAACTACTCCAGAAAATGGACAAACTGACACTATTGTAGAGCCCCAAGCTACTCCCGAGGTTCCCAAGGCCGCAGTATCAGAAAAGGCCGAAGAACCCATTTCTTCTCAGTTCGCAGTGCTCGCACGCAAGGAGAAGCAATATAGGGCGAAAGTGCAGGCGCAGGACGCCGCATTTAAGGCTAGGGAGGCGGAGTTGGCCAAGAAGCAGGCCGAACTCGAAGCCAAAGCTCAAGAATACAACACCAACTACATCCCAAAGCAAAAGCTCACCGAGGACACGATTCAAACCCTCCTCGAAGCCGGTATTAGCTACGATAAGATTACAGAACTAGCCCTACAGCAAGGGACAGCCTCTCAGGACCCCGCTTTAAAAGCCGTAATAAGCGAATTACGGGCTGAAATCAAAGCATTGAAGGGGGAGAGCGAAAACACCAAGAAAAGCATCGTAGAGGGCCAAGAGAACAACTACAAACAAGCTTTAAACCAGATTCGACTCGACGTAAAGGATTTGGTAAAAGAAGGTAACGATTTCGAAGCGATTCGCGCAACAGATTCAGTTGATGACGTTGTCGAACTCATCGAACGCACTTTTAAAGAAGACGGCGTCCTGCTAACCAACGAGGAAGCCGCAAAACAGGTTGAGGAGGAGCTGGTGAATCGTATTAGTAAATACGCGACGCTCTCCAAAATTCAACAGAAGTTCAAGACGCCTAATACTAAGGCGGCATCCCAGCAAACAGGGAATGCACCTAAACCGCAATCGCAGGGCGGATCGCAGCCACAACCGGCGAAAACTCTCACAAACAATATGTCTAACACGCGGCAGTTGACGGCGCGTGAACGAGCCATATTGGCTTTTGAGAACAAACTAGGAAAATAACTGATACATAAACGTAACAATATCGTGTTGTTACGTATAGGTATCAACAAATGTAGACCCCTTGACAGGGTTACTTAATTGTAATCATTCAAGATAAAGTCTAAAGGAAATTGCAATGGCTGCAACTTACGCAAACAGCGGCAATCAGATTGCCTCGCTGAAAGAATTGTACACGGACGACAAAGAATACATGAAGGATCTAGTTTACAAGGAGAATCCTTTCCTTGCTCTAGTTCCAAAAAACGAAAGCCCAGACGGCTTCGCCGGTAAGTATAAACTATAAATGTACCATCGTCAAGTAATTGACGATTGCAAATCGACCAAAAACGGTGGAAGCTGAAACGCCAATACCGTGCTAAATAAGCGATTAAACGAGCTTATCAGTGTAACGCATAGTACTTGACCCCGATGTAACAACGGTAGTATAATAGTACCAAGAGTGGTTGATAACCGTAAAGGTTAATAATATATGCTGAACTTAGACAAAAAGATATGCCCTAAATGTGGGCTTGCCAAAGAGAAAAAAGAATTTGGCAAAGA